GAATTAAATAATGCTCAAGCCTTAGTAGGAATTGGTACAGCAGGATTATTAACCCAAGTACCAAACATCATTGATAACAGTAACAGTTTATTAGCAAAAGACTCTGCACAAGAAATTATTGATAACCATATTAACAAAGCAATTATTCCAACAGGAGAAGGCGTTATATACGCACCAGATCCACCAGAAGAAATAGATTTGGAAGAATGGAAAAAAAGAAACATTTTCTCAACTCCTATATACGAAGCTGATAAAGACGATTACACAACTGGAGGAAATCTACCAGAAATTGAGATACCTCAAACTACAGGTGGTGCTGTACCAGAAATTGAACTACCAACACATACTGGCAGTCCACCAGTAGAAGTAAATATACCAAATATTTTATATACTTTAAAAACTATTTATCATGGAACTGATAAAGATTTTGATGAGTTTGATATAGAACAATCATCGGATGGATCTATTTGGTTTACTGACGATAAAAAAGCAATAGAAGATAGAGAAGTAGGAGCTTCTGGTTTTGGTAGAATTATTGAAAGACAAATAGATGAAGGCAAATTAAAACTAGCCACATCAGATCAAAAAGATAAATATTTAGATGATCAGTTAATTCAACAAGGTTATGATGGTGTTAAGTTTGCAATAGAAGAAGGATATGAAAATAATAGTTATAGAATATTTTTTCCAGAAAAATTATTAGATGTATCATATAGATTAGAAAGTCCTTCGGAAGATAATGCAAGACTAGATGATTTAACACAAACATTTCCAGATGATATTTATTCATCAAATGCAATACGATATTATGGTAATCCTAATAATTTAGCTGATATTGAATCAAATGAAATAATACAAAAAGCTAGAGGTAATCCAGATATGGAAGTTACCATATACAGAGCAGTACCAAATGATGCTGACATTACTTCTATTAATGAAGGAGATTTTGTTACTTTAAGTAAAACCTATGCCGAAGAACATGGAGCAGGAGGTTATGGTGCAATGGGCAATGAAGCAGGTAAAATTTTAACAAAAAAAGTTAAAGTAAAAGATTTAGTTACAGGAGGTAATGACCTTAACGAATTTGGTTATTTTCCTCTTAGCCAGTAAATTAAATAAACCTTATGAAAAAAAAACCTAAAAAGAAAAAAGAAAACAATCCATTTAAAGAATTAGTAATGATATTAGAAAAAAAAACACAACTTCCAGACACAGCAGGAAAAGGTGTTGTTAAAGGAAATGATGTTGCCAGTATGAAAGATATTTTAGAGCAAGAGAGTAAGGATGCTTGATACCATTTCCAGACAAAAAATATAACATTATTTATGCTGATCCAGCTTGGAGTTATAAAGGTACATTGCAAAAGAATAGTGCTGCTAAAGATCATTACGATACAATGTCTATGGAAGAAATTTGGAAACTTCCAGTTAAAGACATAGCAGATGAAAATTGTATTTTATTTTTATGGGTTACTTATCCAAAATTAATTGATTGTATTAAAACGATAGAAGAATGGGGTTTTACATATAAAACTTGTGCTTTTAGTTGGATTAAAAAAAACAAGAAGTCAGATAGTTTATTTTGGGGTTTAGGAAATTGGACTAGAGCCAATAATGAAATTTGTTTATTAGCTACTAAAGGAAGTCCAAAAAGAGTTTCTAGGTCAGTTCATCAAGTAGTTTATGAGCCAATTAGAGAACATTCACGAAAACCAGATTGTGTAAGAGATCGCATTGTAGAATTATGTGGCGATCTTTCACGAATTGAATTGTTTGCAAGACAAAAAACTGATGGATGGGATTGTTGGGGTAATGAAGTATGAAAATTGTCATACCTTATAAGCCAAGAGAACATCAAAAGGCTGTCCATAAGAATTTAAAAAGATTTAATGTCCTTGTCTGTCATAGACGATTTGGCAAGACTGTTTTATGTATTAATGAACTGCTGAAAAAAGCAATGCAGAATACATTGCCAAGACCTAGATATTATTATCTAGCTCCTACATACTCAATGGCAAAAAGAACTGCTTGGGATTATTTGAAAGAATATACGAATGTTCTTCCAAATGTTACCTACCACGAAACTGAGCTTAGAGCAGATTTACCTAATGGTGCAAGAATACAATTACTAGGTTGTGAAAGACCAGACTCCCTTCGTGGCTTATACATTGATGGAGTTGTACTTGATGAGGTAGCTCAAATGCCTCCTAGATTATGGACTGAAATAATTAGACCTGCTTTATCTGATAGAGAAGGTTTTATGATTGCGATTGGAACACCACAAGGTCATAACAGCTTCCACCAGTTATATGACCATGCAATGCACCAAGACGATTGGTATGCAGAAACATTTAAAGCGAGTGATACAAATATTATATCCGAGTTAGAGCTTAATGAAGCAAAGGCATTAATGCCAGAAGAAATTTATGATGCTGAGTTTGAATGTAGCTTTGATAGTGCAGCGATTGGATCAATCTATGCTAAAGGTATAGCAAAAGCAGAAGAAGAAAAAAGAATTACAAAAGTTCCTTATGAACTTGGTATTAAAGTTAATACTTTCTGGGATTTAGGAATGGCAGATAAAACTGCTATTTGGTTTGTTCAACAAAAAGGATCAGCTTTTCATATCATAGATTACTACGAAGATAGTGGAGAGAGTTTAGAATTTTATGCAACTGTTCTTGATGAGAAAAAGTACATATACGATACGCATTACCTCCCACATGATGCTACTGTCAGAGAACTTGGAACAGGTGTTAGTCGTATAGAAACAGCACAGAGTTTGGGTATGAGAACATCCATTGTTCCAAAGCTCTCTGTCGAAGATGGTATTAATGCTGTGAGAATGGTTTTATCTAGGTGTTGGTTTGACCACGAAAAAACAAAACATGGACTTGATGCTTTAAGGCAATACAGATGGGCAACAACAGAACGAGGAGAATTAAAAAATAAACCAGTTCACGATTGGACTTCTCATGCTTCAGATGCTTTTAGATACTTTTCAGTAGGCAACAATCAGTCAAGTGAATGGAATACAAAAATACAATATAAAAATTTAGGAATAGTTTAAACGAATGGCAAAATTATCAAAATCAAAATTACTCGCATTAATATCACAGGAGATTACAAACTCTCTTGGTTTTTATTCAAGTGATTTAGCAAAACAAAGAGAGAATGCTCTTAAATATTACTTAGGAGAGCCTCTAGGCAACGAAGTAGAAGGTAGATCAAGTGTAGTATCACAAGATTTACTGGAAGTTGTAGAGAGTATGCTTCCTAGTTTGATGCGTATGTTTACACAATCAGACAAAATGGTTAATTTTGAGCCACAACAAGCAGAGGATGTACCTTACTCAGAGCAAATAACTGACTATTGTAACTTTATTTTCAATAGAGATAACGATGGTTTTAGTATTTTGCACTCCATGTTTAAGACTGCACTACTTCAGAAGAATGGTTTTTGTAAAGTTTATTGGAAAACGACAAAAGAACAGAAAAAAGAGTCATATAAACACCTAGACGAAACACAATATCAAACATTACTAATTGATGATGAGGTTGAAATTGTAGAAGTAGAGGAAATAGAAGAACAAGATGGTATTTTTTATGATGTAGAACTCAGAAGATCAAAAGAATATGGAAGATGTCAAATAGATGCAGTTCCACCAGAAGAAATACTTGTATCTTCAAGAGCAAAATCACTAAAAGACTGTGATTTCATTGCACATAGAGTAACCAAGACTGTTTCTGAGCTTGTAAACATGGGTTTTAACAGAAAAGATGTTGAAAGTTTACCAAGTGCAGAGGAAGAAGTCTTTAATACCGAAGCTGTTGTAAGAAGATCGTATGATGATGCAACAACTGACCTAGAAGCACAAACAATTGATCCTTCAATGAAGGTTAAACAGATTACTGAATGCTATATGAGAGCCGATGTTGATGGCGATGGCATTGCAGAGCTTAGAAAAATAATTGTAGGTGGTAGTGGCTATAATAACTACATCATTTTAGAAAATGAAGAAATAAATATTCTTCCTTTTGCTATGTGTGTAGCAATTCCTATGCCATTCAGATTTTTTGGTCTATCGATGTATGATCTCCTGGCAGATGTTCAGAATATGAGTACAGCCATAATGAGAAATACTCTTGATAATATGTATTATCAAAATAACGCAAGAACAATAGTTGTTGATGGTCAAGCAAACCTAGATGATTTACTTACTTCCAGAAGTGGTGGTATTGTTAGAGTTAAATCTCCTAATGCTGTTACTCCTTTGCAAACTCCAAACTTCTTAAATGATGGTTTGGCTATGATGCAAAAAATAGACCAGTTAAAAGAGAAAAGATCTGGAGTACCAAATCAATTAATGGGTTTAAATCCAGATACAATTAATAAAAGTCATACAACTGCACAATCAGTTAATCAAATGATGAATAGTTCAACACAACGAATTGAACTCATTGCAAGATCTTTTGCTGATGGTGTAAAAGATTTATTTAAAAATATTTTAGCTGTTATTTGTGAATATCAAGATCAAGAAAGAATAGTTAAATTACGAGGCGAGTTTATTCCAATGAATCCAAGAGAATGGACAGATCATTATGATTGTACTGTTCAAGTGGGTTTAGGTACTGGAAACCAAGATCAACGATTACAAGTGTTACAACAAGTATTAAATGTTCAAGAGAAGATGATACAACAACAAGGAGGTCTTGGCATGGTAACACCACAGACTATCTATAATACAATCGAGGCTTATTTGCAAAATAGTGGTTATAAAGATGCAACGCAATTCTTTAATGATCCTTCACAGCAACCACCTCAACCACCACAACAAGAACAACAAGATCCTGCTCTGCAATTAGCAGCACAACAAATA